AAACAAAGAAAAGAAAAGTATTAGCATAGAGCTAAGAAAGGTTTTATAAATGAGTAGAAATAATAATGATCGTCTAGGGGCAACTACGCTTACCGCAGAAACCCCTGCACCTGCTGTCGCAGTAGGACCCTCTTCAACAGGACAGGCACCTCTTTCTTGGAGCACTCCAACGGAAATCGTGACCTTGCCTTCAGGGGGGAGATTCTATAGTGAAGGTCATCCACTTCACAATAAGGAATCCGTAGAAGTCCGCTTCATGACAGCGAAAGAGGAAGATATCCTAACATCCCAGGCTCTTATTAAGAACGGTGTAGTCCTTGACCGTCTTATCGAGAGTGTGGTTCTTGATAAGGGAGTAAAAGCAAATAATCTCCTAGTTGGGGACAAGAACGCCATCTTGGTGGCTACTCGCATCACCGGCTACGGCAGCGAGTATAACACTACGGTTACTTGTCCTGCTTGCGAGACTCGACAACGTTATGAGTTCCTTTTAGAGGAAGCTCAGCGAATTACAACCGGCGAAGGCGTCGAAGGCGTCGAGTTCACCGATAAGGGGACTTTTACTTTCACCCTGCCACTGCTTCAGTTAGAAGTCGAGTGTCGCTTACTAACTGGCACTGATGAACAGTCTATGATCAAATCCCAGAAGCAAAAGAAAAAGCTAAAGCTCGGCGAGACTGCCTTGACCGACCAGCTGCGTCACATTGTGGTATCTATTGCCGGCGACACTACCCCAAATGTCGTATCTTCGTTCATCGCTGCATGTCCAGCCAGAGATTCTCGCTTTATCCGAGAAACATACGCTCAGGTGGCTCCAAATCTAACTCTTCATCAGAATTTCGCTTGCGAAAGCTGCGGGCATGAAGAAGAGGTGGAGGTTCCGTTAACTGCGGAGTTTTTTTGGCCTAAATGATGAGTATTCTGGCCTAGTTTATGAGGAATTCTTTCAGTTAAAGTACTACGGAGGGTGGAGCTTCTTTGAGGCGTATAATTTACCTATTAAACTCCGCAGATGGTTCCTAAAGCGTCTAGCTGACCAGATTAAGAAAGAAAATGAGGAACAAAAGAAGGCTGCTGCGAAAGCAAAGGCTAAGAGGAGGTAGCTGATCCTCCTCTTTTTGTACCTATAACTACTTATAGAGTAGGGACTAACGAGGTATAAGTAATGAAAAATCCTGATGACTTTTCCAATATAGAGATCGACCTCGGTGCTAACCGCCGTGGCGAACTGAATGAAAACATGATGATGGTATTTGCCGCCTGGGTACAATACCTCATCGAGAAGATGTTTCGAGGAATCAAGGTCCCGGTAAAAGTAAGAGGCAACCGAATTGAAGTCGGCCGCTTCGTTGACACCCTTGTCGGGGAAAAAAGATATATGACCGCTGTACAGAAATACGGTCTCGATGACCCGCTAACCTTCAAAAACAGACAACTACTCCAGAAGTCAATCCAGAAGTTTGAGAAGGAAACAGGCATTACTTGGCCTATCAAGTAGGTGACCTAGATGGCTGATAATCCCATAGACCCGAAGGCCCAGGCCACCGCAGAAAAAGAACTGTTAGGGTTACTAACAAAGCAGGCAGATCTTCAAAAAAGCCTTGCCGCTTCGTCGGGGAAGATGGCAGATCTTCTTAAAGATCGTTTAAAAACTATCCAAGCTGAGGAACTCCAACTAAAGAAGAACAGTGAGTTAGACAAGGCAGCTATAGAGAGAGTGGTCAAAAGATCTGAACACCTTCAGAAGGTAGCTGTTCAGGAAGAAAGAATCGCTAACCAAAAGAAAAAGGACGACGAGGCAGAGGCAAAAAGGCAAAAGGCCCTCTCCGAAGCCACAGCAGAAAGGCAAAAGGCTGCCGAGGCTTCGCTCAACAGAATGGTCGGTCTGTCAACAAAACTTTCTCAAGAGGTGATTAAGGTACACGATGCTTATAAAACTCTAGGGAAGGCGACTGGTCTAGTTGAACAGTTCAGCGGCGAGACCACCGCAGCGTGGCAAAGCACGGCAAAATTTGGTGCAACCCTTGAGGATAACTCCGTAGCGGTTAAGGCTCTTCAGGATGACTTGCCCCGGCTGACCTCTATAGTTAAATCTGATCGTGCTGCATTAATAGAACAAGCCGTTGCATATGAGAAAGCAGGCCTTGGCGCCGAAAATTTCAGTTCTATCGCTGGTACGATGATGAACACGCTTGGTCGCAGCACAAAAGCGACGATTGCGTTCAGCCAGTCAATAGTTAAACTCGGAACCGAAACTGGCATCGGAGCTACGAAGCTTGCCTCTGTGTTCAAGGATATGGGAAAAGATCTTGTTCAGTTCGGCGACGACGCTGAGTCTACTTTTATCAACTTGGCTAAGCAATCACGTTCTCTTGGCGTAGACATGAAGGACTTGTTGTCAATAGCTGAAGGGTATGATACTTTTGAAGAGGCAGCGACACGAGTCGGGAAATTAAATGCACAAATGGGACTGAACCTGAATGCAGTTGCGATGATGAACGAACAGGATCCAACAAAAAGAATACAAATGATCAGAGACCAATTCCTCATGACTGGTAAATCATTTGAAACGATGACTCGACTGGAGAAGAAAGCAGCCGCCGACTTGGCTACTGGTGGTGACGTGTCTCTTGCCGCTCGCCTATTAGGTTCCGAAGACGACTTTAAGCAGGCGACAAAGGGGCGGGAAACTGCCCAAGAGCTGGCAGATGAGTTTATGACCCTTGGTAATAAGATAACGGCATTGTTCCAAAGCTTTTTAGCTGCGGCAATGCCTGCAATCAAAGTCGGGATCTTTGCTATTGGGTTATTTGTCGATGTCTTGTCTGGGCTTGTCTGGTTCTTGGACACTAAGCTTGGTGCAGGAATAACAGTCGTTTTGGCATTCGGCGCTTCATTTGTGGCTCTCACGGCTGCCGTAGGTTTCGCTTACGGTAAAATACAAATGCTGTTTGGAGCCTTGCCTGCTCTCCTGGGGTTGGTAAATAAACCGATGAACGTAGGCATCGGCCTAATCAAGAAAACGGCCGCCGGCATCATGTCTCTGCCTGGGCTGTTTAAAAAGGGGGCATCTGGAGTTGCCTCCTTCGGCAGCACGCTGAAAAAAGCCTTCACGGACATCCCAGGGACCTTAACATCAATTGCCTCGGGCGCAAAAAGTGCTGGATCAAAACTCTATGACTTCCTCACAGGAGCACCTGCCGCCGCAAAAGAAACAACAGACGCTCTAGGTTCTGCTCAAACGGCAGTAGAAGGGATTACAGACACTGCCGATGTAAAATCACCAAGTATTGGGTCAAGTATAAAGGAAAAACTATCAAACTTGGCTGAAGGCTTAAAGTCTCTAGCGGGTGGCAAAGTAGCAAAGGGTTCGTTCAACCTACTGAAGGCTGCGCCCGGTCTTTTACTTGCAGCCCCAGGGCTAGCTCTAATCGCCCTCGTCGGCAAGATCGATAAAGGCGGTAAAGGTATCAAGGGCATTTTATCAGGACTAGGAAAAGGTCTGACCCAACTCGCCACTGGCGCCGCTGGAGCTGGCGTCCTTCTCCTCGCCTCGGCACCTCTTTTACTTGCGGCCCCAGGGCTAGCTCTAATCGCTCTCGTCGGCAAGATCGACAAAGGCGGTAAAGGCATCAAAGGTATTTTATCAGGCCTCGCCGCCGGGTTGACCGCACTGGGCAAGGGTCCCGTGTTTATGGGGGCTCTTGCTATTGCTGCCGTTGGCCTCGCCCTACTCCCGTTCGCCCTAGCTATGAATATGATGGCAGGCGTCGGCATCGGCACCTTTATCGGAGCGGCTCTTGGCGTCGGCCTTATTGGGCTCGCCGCCGCAGGGCTCGGAGTAATCGCACCCTTGGTTTTCATCGGCGCCCTAGCTATCGGTGCCCTAGGCCTGGCATTAATCCCATTTGCGTCTGCCATGAGCACTATATCTTCGGTCGATCCATCTAATATGTCCGCAGTGGCGACCGGAATAGGCGAGATTGCCTGGGCAGCAGCCAAGGTTGCACTTTATTCAGCAGGCGTTCTAATTGGTTCTGCGGCATTAGGAGTATTAGGGGTATCCTTAACATCTTTCACAAAAGCGTTGGATCAGATGAAATCAGTGGACGTGTCTACGCTGCCTGCTCTTGCTCTGGGAATAGGTGAAATTGCTTGGGCGGTTGCTAAATTAGCACTCTATTCAGGTGGGATTGTTATTGGTGCAGGTGCGTTAGCAACACTGGGTAGTTCTCTACTTGATTTCGGGTTAGGCTTAGGGCTGATCGGGTCCAACATGGAAGGTTTCGTCACCTTCTTAAATACTATAAATGCAATCGACGCATCAGGGATTTACTCTCTCGCTACCGCCATGAACGCTCTCTCTATGGCTGGTTTCGCTCTTGGGCTAGCTTTCGCCAATCCGATCACTCTCTTTGGCTTGTGGTCTTTATCTACGATGCTCGACAACATGTTCTCTGCGGATAAGGTTGCGGGTGCAACTGCCCTTCAGGGTGCTTTTGATGGGGTTCAAAATCTCATCAAGGCTTCGGTTGAGATAGACCCAACCTCTATCGAAAATGTAGAAAAGCTGGTAGATCAAGTAATAAGGGTTACAGACGAAGCGAACACGAAGGAAGATGTGTTGGATAAAATCATGCGAATACTAGGTATTGATGAATCCGGGAAGAAAGAAGGCGCTGCATCCGGCTCACCAACAACCATTAAGTTAATGCTTAAGGAACGTGAACTTGGCTCAATCGTCGCTGATTTAATTGACCAACGGTACGACCTGGCAACAGCCACAGGATAAGGAGCGAAATAGATGGGTAAGTATGTACAATCGAAGGGCGGCTCTTTAGAGAGTCACAGTAAAGAAAGCGGTTTTGGGGATCTTGTAAATTCAGGGCTATATGTCACCTTTACTCATGTTCCAACTGGGCATCTGGTTAGACTCCCCGCTGCCTTGGAATCTTTCGATGACACTTTCACAACGAACACCAGCGCTGAATCTGTGTATGGTCGCATGGACGATATCGTCATATATAAGAGCACTGGTCGGGAAATAACAGCAAGAATAAAAATAGTGCCTTACGATGTCGCAGATGCTCAGGAACTACTCGCAGCAGTCGGCACACTACAAAAGTTCCTATACCCCACCTACGGGGAAAACAAGCTCGGCACGGGAAAGGCGGTCAGTGTTACAACTATAGACACACCTCCCCTTATAAGGACGAAACTAGCGAACTTGATAACAAACCCAGCAGGACTCGGGTTATTAGGATTTATGAAGCAGTTCAGCCTTGCGCCTGATATTGATGCGGGATTTATCACGACCAAAATCGATAATCAGGTGGCGCTTCTGCCAAAACAGTACAGTATGGACTTTAACTTCAAGGTTCTTCACGATCACGACCTCGGCTGGAGCAAGGCCGGTAACTTCCTCGAACCAAGTTCTAAGTTTCCTCACGGCATCCACCACGGCGCCCCAAAACCTCCTCCTGCGGCAAAGCCCAAAACAAAAGAGCAACGAGACAGGGAAGCGGCTAATAGAGAGGCTCATTTGAAAGCGACTCTTCAAAACCGTAATCCTCGGAACACCACCAACCCCGGTAGTGGTGGTGGGATGGATCACTAATGACTGTCTCAAGATTCAACCGACGAGGTAAAACTGTTAACAGGGACGAGGGGTACGTCGATGCCCATCTTCGTGATCGGGACCTGAAACAACTCACTCATTATACCACGGGGAAATTATTTTATCCTACGGTGGATGAAATAATGAAAATGGAGGTCATAAGTGTAACTTGGTCTCATGGTGACAGACTCTATAAACTTGCCGCTGAACATTACGGCGACGCATCCTATTGGTGGGTTATCGCCTTCTTTAACAAAGTAGCAATGGACTCGGATCTACAAATCGGCGACCGAGTGAATATCCCAAACCCAATCGAGCGAGTTTTAAGAGCATACGGAGTATAAAATGGCGAAGAGTAAGAAGAAGCCCGAGCCGGTCAGCGCCCATGACGAAGCCGGAATAGCCAGGACCCGATTAAACAAGCAGCAATTTCTTATCGAGAATATGGACTTGCTGGCTTACCCGTATACCGGCACGCCCGAGTGGGACAAGAGGAAAATACCTAAAAACAAAGAATTTAAACACATCACACCAGTTACAATATCCTCGTCAGAATTGATCAGCATTCTAAACAAGACAACTGGCGCAGAGGATTTCTTAACGGCATCTTCTGAGGAGATATCCTCCTTGGTACCTTCGATCCGCTTATATATGCCTACCAATAAAAATGGCAAGCTAGAAGACTCATTAGTATATTTCGGCAACCATATCAGAGTTGGACAGGACGCTCCGAAGCCATACGAGCCAACACCTGGCCCTCCAACTGAAGAACAGTTCTTTCAGAGCGCCCTCGGTAGGGGGGTTGGCATTAAATCTTTTTCCTACGATCAGCATACAAACCACCCCGGTGAGAAGAGTATGACTGCGGAGGTAGAGCTATTCTTTCAATCGATTTCTGATTTAGCCTCGGGACCATATATTGAACTCATAGTCCCGGTACTAGACCCAGATAACCCAAGTTCTCCTATGAATAATCCATCGGGTAAGGAGATTTCAAGTGAGGAAAAACTCGCTGCAATGAAAAAAGAGAAGAAGGCGATCAACACAAGTTTTTCAAAGGTCGGCACCCCTCCCGCTTCAAGGATTCGAGCAGTCATCGGTTGGGCAGCCCCGAGGATAACCCCGGCTTCTCCTTTATATAACAAGAGAATAGCGGAGTTTGTAAAGGCATCTCAAGAAACTATCATCTTAGAGATGACTAAGTATGATTTAACCTTCGGCTCAGAGGGTCAAGCTACCTTGAAGATAAGTTATGTTGCTCGTGCTGATAGCGCCATGTCTGGTCCAACGGCAGACCTGTTGGTCGGCAGCCCCCATGCCCCCGGCGTAATGATATCGATTAAAGACCTAACAAATAGTTGGACTCTGGGCGGCGCCAAATCAGATTTCGAGTCTTTAGATGAGGATAGTTATGTGCGGATGCTTTTCTTAGGGGAGCTTTCAAAGAACCCCTCCGTTAAAGCAATAAGATTACAAGAAAGAAAGGCGAGGACAGATATTCGCATCCACTCTCTTGCGGTAGAGATAGCCAGGCTGGAATATGCGGACGACGAAGAAAACGAGGATAAGATCACTAAGGCGGAAGAGGCTCTGGAGATGTCTAAAATGCTCGCCGCCAAGATCGCCGCCTTTACTAGGGCTGAGAGATACGGGGCTCTCTTAAAGAAAATGAACGACAGCCAGAAAATATATCAGCTTACTATTCCCGATGAATATCTAGGATTAGACAACAGTGGTTGGGTCACTGATACCGTGACCCCGGAGCGAAAAAAGTTCCTAGAGACTGAAGGTTTAAAAGCCCGCAAGAAAATGTTCGGGATAGCAAGATCAGGCTTCTCCTCCTTGAGTGAGACCGTAACTGCCGCCGCAGCGATGACAGATAAAACAGAAAGAGAGGAAGCCATAAGCTCCGCTCAGAAGGAGAGGAGCAGTGACAAAGAGGTTAAAATGAACTACATGCTTCTCGGGGACCTACTGGATGCAGCCTATGACTTAACTGAACAAAGTAAAAACGACACAAGAGGGTTGATCCTCGCCGAGTTCGTACTTCCTCAGACTATGCCTGGGATAAACAGCCGCCGATACAATATCGCTGATATCCCAATTTCGATGTCCGGATTCGAAGCTTGGTTTTTGAAAAAGGTTGTAAAGCCACAGCGGGCTACTTATCCTTATCGAACCTTCATCAAGGATATATTAAAGGCTCTAGTTGAACCTGCTATGAATCAGCCGGGTTTACTAAAACCAAGAGATCCTGCTAAAAAGTCAGGGTACAGTTTTTACTTCACCAACCTCACCACTCCGATGAAGTTCAAGAAAGGAGAGGCGTATGACCAAGCATCTAAAGAGATAATAGGCATCCCAGGAACTAAAGTAATGCCTGAGCGCTACGACCAGTCGGAATATAACGACTACCTTGTTATTCTTTCAAGGGAAGGGTACAGGGGCACGGGAAGCTACGACACTGATCTCGGGAGGGGGATATACCATTTAATCATCGGCGGCGATCGAGGACCTGTTAAGTCCTTTTCTTTTTCCCAACAGGAAAACAAATACATGCACGCCATTAACATGGCCGGCGCCTCCACTAGTAATAAGATTGGCGTTCTCGCCCTCCCTCAGGACGCAGAGCTTAACCTAGTCGGGACCACCTTGTTCAGGCAAGGTTCCCTAGTCTATATTGACGCTGAATTTGCCTTGGGGAAGGAAGTCGCTCGTAAACTCAAAATAGGTGGCTACTACTTCATCTCGAAGGTCACTCACGACTTGAGTGCGGACAAATATGATACGAAGATCAAGTGTATCTGGCAAAACGATTATCAGCCTCCGCCCCCCAAGCCCCCGTCGAAGAGTCAAGTTAAATCTGAAAAAGCGGGGACAAAATAAATGGCACAGCAGAAAAACCCATTTAGAATCAACGCATATGGGTCAAATGACTTATCTACCATAAAATCCTTCTCTTCTCGGAAGGAATATAAAGAGCAAGTCTTTCCCCAAGGGTTAATTCGAAATCAAACATCCTTGCGGGGTGTAAATCAAAAATACGGCAAGTCATCTCCGGATGGTATCCCGCTTGTAGTGAGGGAGAAGAGCCTAACCCAGATAAGGTATACTAAGGACCAAAGCGTGTTGTACACCCTTGATTTTGTAGGTCAAGCGTGGGATGACCTCGTTACTAGAATGAGAAAGTATGCTGGCCAGGGGAGAATACACGAGGATAGTCCATTTGCTATGCTTCAGGCAACTCAGGCATGGACCGCCGTAGATGACCTCTATGACAGTCACATGAAACGGCTTGTATATCCTCTTTTTGTAAATGAATACTTAAAGGACCCCCGCCGCCAGCGGTCGATTCTAACTTTTGGTGATTTCCTAAGGGAATTCTCTCGGTTTGTAAGGGACACCTCCTCGGTCCTGCCCGTCACTCGCTCTGGTTTTATTGAGAGCAGTTTCTGTTCCCCTTATATATCGGGACTGATCATTGATACAGCGGATGCCCCTCATGACTTAGACTTCCCAAAGGGTGAGCTATATGTTCACGACCTCAATTTTCCTTTCTTTGCCAATGTGGCCGCCCAACACGGCTTCCTTATAGACGAGGACGCTCCTTGGCGGTTGATATTCAACACTTCTTCTTCCAAGGGGCAGGAGTATATGGTAGAGAATTTAAATTTGAATAGTCCCGCCTCTTCTGCCGTCTTAGAGGCGTTCCATGAGCAAGATTTTTATCCATCTCTTGTCTTGGACGTCGGCCTCTTACAGATTTACCTTGTATCGATGTATAATGCTTTTGCGGAGAGACAGCCAAATGCTTTCGGCCCTGTCATCTCCAACGACCAAGCTTCGACGATCAAGTCTTCAGCGACTCTACGGGAGATGGTCTCGGGAAGCGTATTTGATGTCGAGACCGGAACCTACGGATGGCTTTGGATGTTGAAAACGCTATACTATTGCCGTCTATACGAAACAAAATCAGGCGGAAACGCACTTAGGACAAAAAAAGGCTTGCGTGAACTCTTCGATGTGTACTATAATAGTGTAGAAGATGAAGGTGGGGAAGAGGCTGCGTTTGTTAAGGCAGCCAACCACTTACAGAAGAACATCCTTTAACCGAAAGGGATCCGTGTTTTTTCAAACACTTGATGAAAACCTAGCCTGCGTCGGCGTCTATCACGAAGGTAATTTGATCTTCGACGACGCCGAAGTTCGGGACATAATCAAAAAAAGTAAAGCAACTTGGAAATACTCCCCTCACTTGTCGAAGTATCAAGACAAGGAATACGCTTTCTTATATACCCAGGGAAAGACCATCGCAGAAGTATGCCCGGATCACCTCTTAGAGGAGTGGGAAAACGCCACTGCCAAGATGAGAGCCCATTACCGAGCGCTTAAGATTGCAAAAGTAGATACGAACGCAAACTGCATCTGGGACATGATCCCAGGCAGAGACATCAAAGAACTGTGCGAAGTGAAGACTCGGATTACAGAACATGTTCTTGAGAATTATGAACGCCCGGCAAACTATGACCATCTACTCCAAACCGCCAAGCTTTTAGAGAAGATTCGCCGACAACGGGTCACAGTGGAAATGGACAAACGCTGGCTGACCTCCTCAGACAAGGCCACCGTTAATATGGCAAGGCTCCTGCGGGACACTGTTCCATATACTCGATATAACCAGTTCGGCACCCGTACCGGTCGCCTCACCACAGAAAAGGGGTCTTTTCCGATCCTGACTCTGAAAAAGGAACTGCGTACAGCGATCAAGCCTAAGAATGATTTATTTTTAGAACTTGATTACAACGGGGCAGAACTTCGTGTACTATTAGGTATGCTAGGACACGAGCAACCTTCTGTGGACGTACATCAGTGGAATGTCGATAATGTATTTGACGGTGACATCACGAGAGAAGAAGCTAAGACAAACTTCTTTGCCTGGCTCTACGGCTCCCGCCATCCTAAAATTATAAAGTATGGAAAAGTGTTAGAGAAGTTTTATGACAAAGACGCCTTGCTCGATCGTTATTGGGATCGCAAGACCATCTCTACTGATTTCCATCGGATCTTGGAAACGGATGAATATCATGCGTTGAATTTCCTGGTTCAATCCACTTCTGCGGACATGACGCTCGACGCTGCTGTTCGCCTCGACAATCTATTAGACACTTACGCAGCCAAGACTGAAATCTCCTTCCTCATCCACGACAGTGTGGTGCTCGATTTCTCTCTAGAGGACAAGCCCTTGTTAAAAGAGATACTCGACACTATTCAGGCGACAAAATGGGGTAAGTTTAAGATTAACGCCGCTGCCGGTACCGACCTCGGTACTCTCAAGAAAATGAAAGTTTAGGAGTTTATCTGTGCGTGTTATAATCGGTGCCGGCGAAGCCGTCAAACCTGTCTTGACTCAATTCGGGAAAGATGAAAATTATACTGTAGTCCATCTAGAGGTCTCCAAGAAGGGGGATACTATGGAGGAATATGAGGCACAGTTCCCAGAGTCTACGATAAAGAAGGCATTTAGAGGTAAGGCACCCCGAGGCTGTGACGCTGTATTCGTAGTACATGCGGGTGCTGCCGTCAATGGGATTCTTCTTCGGGCGATGGAGATCTTAAAAGCGAAGGACGCTACCATCTCCGTATTGTATCTGATCCCGTCATTGGCATCGCTCTCGACAAAAGAGGATACCAACCACAATTTCACATTTGGGGTCCTTCAGGAGTTAGCCCGCTCGGGACTATTAGAAAAGATGTATATTATTGACGTGGACAGGGTAGAAGGGATGTTGGAGAACATTCCCGTAGCAAAATATGAAGAATATTTAAATACCTACATTACTTCGAACTTCTCCATGATTAACTACTTCAACCATGTGGCTCCGGCTGTTCATATTCCAACAGAAGTTCCTCTTGGAGCGAGAATCTGCACTTTGGCGTCATTTAGTTTTGAAACGAATCCACAGGACTTTTTCACCCTTCAGAACACCACCACCCGTCATTACTATTTCGGGGTATCAAAAAAACAATTAGAAGAAGACGGAACACTCTTTAGGAAAATCAAAGAGTTCATGAAGACTCAGGATGATAAAGGGGTGAACACAGGGTTCAGCATTCACGAGGTTGAACTCGAAATCCCTAGGATCTGGCGAGCTTGCTATTCTAGTGAACCCCAGAAAACATAAGATCCGTTTGTTCCCCGCTCAACTACTTATTCTAACGCACATGAGCGGAGGAACTATGGTAAATGAGCGAAGAAATCAAATCATCGAAAGGGGTCTTGTTAGCAGCATTTGTTAACGGAGGCGACGAAGAGCTACAGACAGCAATTAACACGATTCTAGAGGCATATGAATTATCCAACAAGCATTTATTTGTCTTAAAGGATATTGAAAATCCCGAAAGAAGAGTTGTCACCTTTAACACTATCCCTGACGGGCAGCGGTTTACCAAGACCCCATACTTCACCTTGCGACTTCATCGAAAGAAGGCAACGAACACCCTCTACACCATCAACGGGCTAAATGCTGCGATTGAAGCTGAGCATGGCAAAAGAGGCAATAACTTGAAACTGGACTGGGAGTCCTACCGGAACAGCATCCTGCTAACCCTTAAGGGGACTATGCGTGCGGTAAAGGTTGACTTGGATACCATTCTTGAGGTAGAATATGTATCAGCAGAGGACGGACAGCCTGATGACATCGTGGATCTACTCGCCGAGAGCAAGAACGAAAAATAAATCACTTTTTTTCTTGACAGACTTAAGATCGCCCTGTATATTAGTATTATAGAGTTACACAACCGTCGAGATTGTCTCGGCAAAAAACCAACAGAGCCGGCTGAACCCCGGCAAGAAAGGAAGAAGCTATGGCTTTGGACATTGCTCGCATGCGAGAGAAGTATGCGAAACTTACTAACAAGGGCGGAAACACTAACGAGTCCTTCTGGAAACCTCAAGACGGCACTCAGGTAATTCGCCTAGTGGTGCCAGCGGATGGCGATCCCTTCTGTGACCTTCATTTTCACTATAGCCTAGGCGCCAACGAACGCACTAACCTATTGTGTCCACAGCGAAACTACGGCGATGACTGCCCTGTCTGTTCATTCGCCAATCAGCTTTGGAACGGTTCTGACGAGGAGAAGACCCTTGCCCGTAACTATTTCGCTAAAATGCGAGTTTTCGCACCTGTAGTGGTTCGAGGAGAAGAAGACAAGGGTGTTAGACTCTGGGGCTTCTCAAAAACCACTTATGAGAAGCTGATGGGTATCGTTCTTGATCCTGAGTACGGTGACATCACCGATGTCCACGAGGGCACTGACCTTCGCATCGACTACGGTAAGGCTGCCGGCCAGAGTTGGCCAACTACGGATGTTCGCCCTGCTCGTAAAACCACTCCGTTGGCTGAGACGGACGAAGAGATTAGCAAGCTAGTGGCTACCATGCCCAACTTCGACGANCNCTTTGAGCGCCGAACCACGGCACAGGTTGCTGCTGTCCTTGAGGAGACACTCGGCACGGAAGCTACTGCTGAAGAAAACAGCAGCGAAACTGTTAAGTTCGGTAACAGTTCTGCCGAGACAGCTAAAGCAGCTAAGGGCGATTCAGGCGCCGTGACTGATATTGACGATGCTTTTAACGAGCTGCTAAGTTAATAATTGAGAACAAGGGCACGGGGAGGCACAGCCCATCCATAAGTAATAAATGTGGATAAACTGGGTGTCTCATCTTCTTTTTAAATGGCGGAAGCGGAATGGCTACAAAAGCAAAGAAATCCCATAGCAACCTTCAGGCACTGAAGGCTATGTTGAATAAAAAGGCTGAGGTTTCATATAATCTCACCGAGAACGATCCTTCAACCGTTACTGATTGGATTCCAACTGGCTCTCGCTGGCTGGATAATATCATTAAGCAGGGCACCCGAGCAGGATTCCCGGTAGGGAAGATCTCAGAGGTCGCAGGTCTTGAGGCAACTGGCAAGAGTTATATGGCGGTCCAAGCAGCCGTCAATGCCCAAAAAATGGGGATGGATGTCGTCTACTTTGATTCAGAATCAGCCATTGATGCCGCCTTTCTAGAAAAGTCGGGGATCAATTTAGACCAACTTCTTTATATCCCAGCAACTTCGGTAGAGTTTGTTTTCAACACTATTGATGCTGTTATTGCCCAGACTGAAAACCAAGTGCTCTTTGTGTGGGACAGCCTAGCGTTTACTCCGTGCGTCGCAGATAATGAGTCAGAGACATTGAACCCAAATGCTGGTGGTATGCTCCGCAAGCCAAAGATTTGCGGCTCTGGTCTTCAACGACTACTGAACCCGCTCAACGCAGGTCAGCACTCCCTTTTGGTGATTAACCAACTTCGGGTCAACATCCCAAAGACACCAGCCGAGGCATTGACTACCCCTTATTTCACCCCTGGTGGAAAAGCCCTCTTGTATGCTTATACTTTGCGAATCTGGCTCACCGGCCGCAAAGCCCGAGCATCTTTCATTGAGAACTCCCTTGGCGAGCGCATCGGCTCATCCGTAATGGCAAAGATCGAAAAGTCTCGTGGAGGGACCCAAGGTCGCAAGTGTAAATTCCAGATCTTATGGGGCGGCGATAAAGTCGGGATCCAAGATGAAGAAAGTTGGCTTGAAGCAATTAAAGACTCTGACTACGTTCACGGCACTACTTGGAAGACTCTGGAGTACTCAGATGGATCCATGTCTAAGAAGTTCCAACAAGGTCATTGGCTTTCTATGCTCGAAGATGAAGGGTTCAAGGAGCGAGTACTCCAGATCCTAGATCAAGAGACAGTTCTTAAGACGGCTGAAAAAGAAAGTTGACTCCTAGCCCAACTGGGTGTAGGGTGTTATTAGAGAATAGGAGTGAAGAGGTATGGACATCTCAGACCCGATTCAGCCGTCCAAGGGGCGGCAGCAGATCAAAAATCGCTACTTGCGACTTGCGTTGAGACAGATCGACGGCAACGACTATAGCGATTCCATCCTTCATCGTCATGTGGCGGTGGTGGTCAAAGGCGGGAATGTCCTTTCAATCGGGAGAAACAGGTATAAAACTCACCCTGGCGCAGTTGGCACTAACCCTGACGGTGGTCAATATTGTCGCTCGATTCACGCCGAAATGGATGCGATTAATCGGGTAAAGGACAAAGAGAAGCTCCAAGGGGCAACGATCTATGTCGCTCGCAAGGGGAGAAATGAAAAACCAGGAATGTCTTGTCCTTGTAAGATGTGTCAAAGAGCAATTAGCGAAGCCGGGATTAGAAAAGCAGTGTTTACTGCCGATTTTGGCATAGGAACCTTAGATTTTAGAGAATATGAAGATGGTCAATAATAGCGGGAAAAGACGAGTACTTGTTGTAGACGGCGCACACATGTTTACGAGGAATTGGGTAATGTCTCCTCAGCTTGACCGTGAAGGCAACCCCATCGGCGGCTTAACGGGGTTTATGAAATCCCTACAGAAAAACATTCGAGAGACCAGCCCGGATGAGGTGGTTGTCTGTTGGGAGGGACAATCCAATTCTTCTAAGCGGAAAGAGGTCAACGAGGACTACAAAGGCGGCAGGAAAGCACCTCGGCTAAACCGAGAGTTCCAAATGTCCAACCCAGAGGATGAGCGGAAGAACCGCCTCCATCAGCAGTTCCGCCTTATTGAGTATCTCGAACAAATGCCAGTCGTTCAGCTATCACTAGCGAACCAAGAGGCCGACGACATCATTGCATGGGTCTGCCGTCAAAGTCCAGAATTCCAAGACTACCAAAAAGTCATTGTATCCTCGGACAAGGATTTTATCCAGCTATGCAACGAGGATACTATTCTTCTTCGTCCAATCGCTAAAGAGGTGTTAACGGTACCTAGGGTGTTGGAAAAACACAGTATCCACCCTAACAACTTTGCTCTAGCTCGTGCCATGATCGGCGATTCATCCGATAACCTCCCAGGTGTCAAAGGCATCGGCCCGAAGACGGTGGTATCGAAGTTCCCCTTTCTTATCGAAGAACAGAGCTACTCCCCAGATGACTTAATTTCCTTCGCAGAGCAAAGCTCGGGAAAAGCATATCAAAAAATATTAGAAAATAAAGAGACAGTTCAGGACAACTATGCTATAATGCAGCTATACGATACGAACATTTCCTTGGAGGGAATGAGCGAGCTATCTTGGGCAATCCAAAATACAGGCGACTCCTTAAACAAGACGACGATTCGAACTATGATGATAAAAGACGGTATCTTGAATGTGAACTTAGAGAAAATGTTTAGTACAATGAACGGATGGGTGAATGACTAAGACTCCCTTGATTAATCGGGAACAGGAGACTTTCAGTAAATTCGGAAAGTCTTTTCAAGAAAAACTAGTAAAGGCAATCTTGTTCGATCGCCCATTTGCAAACCAGATGACTGAGGTCCTAGATACTCAGTATCTGGAATTAAAGTATTTACAGGCGTTTACTCAGCTTATTTTCGACTATAAGTCAAAATACGAGGTCCATCCAACGATCAGTATTATGGCATCTGTCATCCGAACAGAGATGGAAGACTATTCAGAGATCATCCAAAAACAGGTGAGAGACTTGCTTGTACGGATTAAGACCGAGGACGTAGACAACGAAGATATCGGTTATGTAAAAGAAAAAGCCCTTGACTTCTGCCGCAAACAGAAGCTAAAAGAGGCAATCCTTAAGAGTGTGAACCTCCTCCAGAGTTCCTCTTTTGAGCAGATCTCTAAAGTGATCAACGAGGCAATGCTCCTAGGGGAGGATAACAACTTTGGTCATGAATATGTCGAAGACTTTGAGGAAAGATATGAAAAGGTAATCCGAGGGCCAATCACAACCGGCTGGCAAGAAATCGACGAAGTAACCCGTGGCGGCTTGGGCAAGAGAGAACTCGGAGTGGTCATTGCAAGTACTGGTTCGGGAAAGAGTATGGCGATGGTCCATCTTGGTTCACGAGCCCTTGTGACAGGTAAAACCGTAGTCCATTACACACTGGAGCTTGCCGATAAGGTGGTTGCTCAACGCTACGACTCTTGTATTACCGGAGTCAACTTGGGTCGCTTACACGAAGGCAAGGACCAGATCAAGGAAAAGATTCTACAGGTTGAAGGTCAATTGATCGTCAAGGAGTACCCAACAAAGTCAGCTTCGGTCAAGACGATCGAGACTCACTTAGAACGTCTCCGCCAAAGGGGCATCAATCCGGATATGATCATCGTTGACTATGCGGACCTTCTGCGACCTGAGAGGAATGGCTTTAGCAATCAGGAATTACGTCATGGGTTGGAGGGAATCTATGAGAGTCTTCGAGGACTAGCCCAGAAGCAAGATTGTCCGCTTTGGACGTGTTCGCAAACAAACCGCAGCGGCATCAACGCAGAGGTCATCACGATGGAGAGCATCAGCGAGGCGTTCAACAAGTGTTTTGTAGCTGACTTCATTTGCTCGATCGCTCGGACTAAGGAAGATAAGGTCGAAAACACTGGCAAGATGTTTATCGCCAAGAATCGTAACGGCATCGACGGCGTGGTCTTTCCAATGAGTATTGACTTGTCAAAGGTATACATGCACGTCCTCCCCCAGGACGACGATTCAATGAATTTCGGGAAAACAAAATTAACCACAAAAAAAGAACAAGAAACCCACCTGAAGAGTAAATATAAAAAGTTCCTCTCGGAGAAGAGAGGTCAGAAAGGTGGCAGTACAGAGGGCAAGGCACCTCCTACGGAAGAAACCGCAGCGGAGCCAGAAGACCAGTCCTTGAAAATAGAAGATATCGGAAAGGCTAGCTTCAGAGATTCATTGAGGAGTCTGAAGAAGAGACTAGAGGAAGAAGGTAAAGTGCCTTCATCAGTCGAATAGAAATACAATACACATGATAATATAAAGAGGGGCAAAAATGAGGGATCGATCCGTAGACATTTTATCAGACATTACGACCTACATGAAGTATGCTAAATATCTTCCGGAGGAGAACCGTCGGGAGACTTACGAAGAAATGGTCACCCGCAACAAACAGATGCACATTAAGAAGTTCCCCGAGTTGAAAAACGAGATCAACGAGGCGTATACTTTTGTTTCTGCCAAGAAGGTGCTACCCTCGATGCGCTCAATGCAATTCGCCGGCAAGCCAATTGAGGTAAACCCAGCCCGTATTAACAACTGTTCCTATATGCCGGTAAACGACTATCGAGCTTTTAGCGAAGCGATGTTTCTTTTACTAGCAGGCTGCGGGGTTGGATACTCGATCCAACGACACCATGTAGAGCAACTACCTGAGATCGTCCATCCGAATAGTGCTCGCACCCGTCGCTTTTTAATTGGGGACAGCATCGAAGGCTGGGCAGACTCTATTAAGGCGCTGGTACGCTCTTATTACTTCGGCGGCTCTAAAATCCGCTTCGATTACAGCGATATTCGCTCAAAGGGTACTCTTTTGGTTACCTCAGGGGGTAAGGCTCCTGGGCCACAGCCCTTGCGAGAGTGCCTGGTGAAGCTAGAGGGCATTCTGGAAGCAAAGGAGGTGGGCGCTCGACTCACTACAGTCGAGGTTCACGATATCATGTGTCATATCGCCGATGCTGTTCTTGCTGGCGGTATCCGGCGAGCAGCTATGATTGCCTTGTTCAGCGCCGACGACGAAGAGATGCTCGGTGCGAAGGCTGGCAACTGGTGGGAAGGTAACCCTCAGCGAGGCAGGGCTAACAACTCGGTATTAGTGATGCGTCATCGTGTTGACAAAGAGTTCTTCATGGATCTTCTAGCTCGAACGGAGGCTAGTAAAGCAGGCGAGCCAGGCATTAGCTTGTCAAACGATAAAGAAATGGGTTTTAACCCATGTCACGAGATCAGCCTTAAAAATAATACTTTTTGCAACCTAGTTGAAATCAATGCGAGTGATGTTGAGAGCCAAGAGGAACTGAACACCAGGGCCAGAGCGGGTGCTTTCATCGCTACCCTACAGGCGTCATACACTGACTTTCACTACCTTCGTGGTTGCTGGCAGCGAAACACAGAACGAGATGCTCTCATCGGAGTGTCCATGACGGGCATTGCTTCCGGCGCTGTATTGGGAGAGGAAATCTCAATGAAGCAGGCGGCACAAGTGGTCAAGGACGAGAATTCCCGAGTTGCAGAGTTACTTGGTATTCGCCCCGCCGCTCGAACTACGGCGGTCAAGCCCGCAGGTACAACTTCATTAGTACTTGGCACTTCCTCGGGAATCCACGCCTGGCATGCTCCTTATTACATCCGGCGTATTCGGGTAGGTAAGAATGAGGCAATCTATCACCACCTCGCCGTCCACCACCCGGAGTTGGTGGAAGATGAATTCTTCCGCCCTCACGACACTGCTGTGATCTCAATCCCGCAAAGAGCACCGGAGGGTGCAATTATTCGTGACGAGTCTGCCTACCGATTCCTAGAACGGGTGAAGAAGGTTAGTCAGGAATGGGTATCTGAAGGTCACCGTCGAGGGTCCAACAAGAACAACGTCTCGGCAACGGTAAGCGTTCGGGACAACGAATGGGGTGATCTTTCCGAATGGATGTGGAAAAACCGTGACCACTATACAGGCCTGTCTCTCCTTCCTCATGATGACGCTGCCCACACTTACAAACAGGCTCCATTCGAAGATTGTTCAAAGGAGACCTACGAGGCAATGATGGCAGCACTGGTTGATGTAGATGTCACGGCGATTGTGGAACTGGAAGACAACACAACCCAGGCGGAGAATCTGGCCTGCGCCGGCGGCACCTGTACTATAGTCTGATTTCGGGGCATAAAAAGAAACTTTACAAATCACCCGAAGTGAGTTAAGATAAGGAAACCAAAGGAAGAATATTAAAATGAAAAACTTACGACCAATTAATAAACGACTACTTGTGGCAGAACCTCAATTACCTAGCTTGGCTAACGACTCAGCGTTTTTAGTACCTGACGGGTTTAACAAGGAGCCTAAAATCTATACCACTTATTTGGTATTGCGAAGTGCTCTAGGTAATGCGGATGAATACCCTGAGGGCACTCATGTTGTAGCGATGTCCCACTTGGCGGAAAAAGTAGAGATCGGTGACGAGACTTTTACCTTTATTCCTGAATCTTCAATTGTTTGTTCGTTCGAATAACGCCTATTTAGGTGAAAGAGATACTCTGAATGACAATCTCGGGAGGTCAAAATGAAAAAACTAATAGAAAACTTTAACAAGTATTTAATCCCGGAAGCGGAATTGAATTCTTATATTGAAGGTGGTATGATTCGCCTCTATCACTACTCTAAGGCAAACCAAGAAGAACTAGAGATTGACCCAGCACGATTTGCGGACAAGAAGACGAGAAGCTCATATTCCAGTAATGAATATAATGTAAGCACTGTCCCTCGCACCTTCTTTTATGTAGATGTAGGTCAGCGAGAGAAGGGCCTCACTGTGACCCCTAATCTTTATTCTCTTGACATTCCCGCCAATCGGGTATATGATCTAAGAACAGATACGGAAGGTTATAAGGAAAAGATTAGGCACCCGGTATACGGGCTGAGAAAGGGAGTGGAGTGGGACGAGCTGTTGCTCACACTCCGTGAGAAGTATGATGGAGTCTTTTATGGCGGCGGCTTTGATGTTGTTTCGTTGTTCGTGCCGAAAAAGGCAAAGAGATTATCAGATGAAGAGCGTGAGGCTCTAGAGAGGTGAATATGGGAATTGATATTGGAAGCGTTGTTTACAACTACCACCACGGCCTCCTCCGCTTTGGGACTGTCCGTGAGAAGTTCGTAGAAAACAAGTGGACTCATTTTCGGGTTGACTGGGTACAGGATCAGGTATATAACGAAGGCGTAGAGTGGACAAACCACCTTCGCAATGAGGACACGAGGAAGTATACTTTCCGAGCTGATGAAATCCGCCCAGTTGAACTTGACCACCTTAAGGCAGTCGTTCGTGATCTTGATGATACGACTGAGTGTGTTTTAAGTGAGCAGTGAAGAGAAAGAGGACCTTGTTCTTGAGGCAGCAGAGGAACAAGATACGACCTCGGAGGCGCTGAAGCCTAAGCCACCTTCCCGAAAAGCACCTCAAGGCATCCGCACTTTTACGGTTTGCCGCCAAGCTGACGAGTCAGGAGTAAGTGGCGAAGGGATCGTAATCGAGGGCATTGAGTTGGCAACTGGCCAAGCGGTTGTTCATTGGCTCCTGCCTTCACCGAAAGGCTCTATTGCGATTTTCGATTCCATGAATGACTTTGTAACTACTCATATCGCACCCCATCCGAAAAACGGTACGATCATTACTTTCGAAGACGGCGAGCAGCAATTCTTTGGGATGGCTCACCCGGCGGATGAAAAGAAAGAGGCTGATGAATAACAACAACGACGACCGGCACAGAGAAACATGGCAGCGGTTAAGAGAAGATGCCGAGGCATCGATGAATGTCCAAGAGGTTTATGAATTTGAAGCAGCGGGGACATCTCAGAAGAAAGTCCGCCCCAACTATATCTCAGCGGTCGTCTGGACGGCAATCACCACTTTCATTGTCTGCGTATTATTTGTCGCCGCAGTGCTTATTGGCCTTGACTATTTCGGGGTATATGATAAAATAGCAGCACAGAATACACGGGCGGTGAGAACCTTAACCGTCGAGGTTAAAAAGAATGCCAAAGAGTTTGAAGCGATGAAAGAGCAGACCAAAGAGATGAGGCAGCAATTAAATCTATGGACTCCTATCGGCTGCCGTCCAAAGGAAAACTGGAGGATCAAGGGCTACGGCCTCCCAGAGCTAGAAAGACACATGCTCCAGGCAGACCCCTTAACGCCCCCTCTTTCAATGCCCACTCCTTAAAACACGACCGACCATCTGAAAGGTCAAACCTATGAGCGACACTTCTCGCAAAACCTCCTCAATCCCTTTTGTGAATTTACATACCCACGACGGGATTGGGAGTCCATTCGATGGCTTCGGCCAGCCGTCTCAACATTTAGAGTTTGCCTATCAGAACGGTATGGATAGTTTTGCGACGACCAATCACGGCAACATGAACTCTCTTGTCTATTATCTTGAACACGCTAAACAGATGAAGAGCGAAGGACGGGATATCAAAACCATCTTCGGCTGCGAGATGTACTTCATCCCTTCCCACAAGAAATGGCGCAAGGAGTACGCAGATTGGAAAGAGACCCAGAAGAAGGTTAAAAAGGAAGACTACGGTATTGTTGTAGAGGACGAAGACCGCCAAAAGAAGCGGAACCCTCTCAAGAGCCGTGCCCACCTCGTGGTATTGGCACAAAACCAAACAGGTTTAAACAATCTGTTCAAGCTGGTTTCGGACAGTTACAAACAAGAAAACTTCTATCGTTTCCCTCGTGTTGATTTTGACATGTTGGCTAAGCACAGTGAAGGGTTAATCGTCAGTACCGCTTGCATGTCAGGCATCGTTGCTCGTGCATACTATGACAACCGGGACAAGACTTCAGATCATATTATTGAGGCAGTTCGACATGTCCTGGCTCAGTTTGTAGACATCTTCGGGGATAGGTTTTACGGAGAACTCCAGTGGAACGCCATTCCTGACCAACACATCATCAACAACTATGTGATCCAGGCATGTACCGAGATGGGCATTGAGCTTATCTCAACGGCCGACAGCCACTATCCGGAGCCGGATATGTGGAAAGACCGAGAGATGTATAAACGCATCGGCTGGGCAGGTAAAGGTAAAGCTCCCGAGTGGGCTGAGAACCCTAACATGCTACCGGAGAATACGGACGAGATCGGCTACGAGCTATACCCTAAGAATGGGGATGAGATGTGGGCGGCATATAAAAAGTATTCCGCCAAGTGTGGGGTAGAGTATGACGACTATTTAGTGCGAGCCTCCATCGAACGCACCCACTACATCGCAACCGAGCTTATCGAGGATTTTCAGCCTGATACTACGGTTCGCCTGCCTGATTTCGTAGTACCTGAGGGGAAGACGGCGATTCAAGCTTTGACTGAAGATTGTATTCGGGGACTAAAAGAAAAGAATCTTCACCGGAACAAGGAATATGTCGATCGTCTAAAGTATGAACTCGATGTAATTAAAGAGCGGGATTTCGCCAAGTACTTCTTGACGATGAAGGCGATCAGTGACAAAGCGTGGGAAACCCAGTTGTGTGGGACTGCCCGTGGCTCGGCAGCCGGTGCATTGATGTCCTATGTCCTTGGGATCACTCAGGTGGACCCAATTAAATACCATTTACAGTTCGAGAGATTCTTGAGTAAGTATTCTTCGGGCATGCCGGATATTGATTTTGACTGTTCCGAGCGAAAGGTCTTAGTAGATAGCCTTACGGAAATGTGGGGAGAGGACTCGGTAGTTTCGATTACAAATGTGAACACGTTACAGCTCCGATCCCTGATTAAGGATATTAGTAAGTTTTACGACGTGCCTTTCACCGAGGTAAATAACGTTACCGGTAAGATGCTTATCGAAGCAACTCCTAAAGCAAAAAAGGCACACGGGATCACCGCCGGTGTCTATGCCCCTACTTACGATGAGGTCAAGAAGTATTCAGAAAGCCTACAAGGTTACTTTAAAAAGCACCCTTCTATTGCCACCCATGTGGAAAACATTCTCGGCAACCCAAGAGGGCTATCCACTCACGCCGGCGGTGCGATTATCTCGGAGAACATCAGTAGCCACATGCCGCTGATCAACTTCCAAGGGAAGCGACAGACGCCCTGGGCAGAGGGGCAGAATGTTCGACATCTTGAGCCTATGGGTTTCATCAAGTTCGACCTTCTCGGGCTCAGCACCTTGCGTATGATCCAAGGGGCGATTGAGCATATCCTTCGCCGCCACAAGAACATTGAAAACCCGACATTTGATCAGGTGAAGGACTACTACAACACATACCTCAACCCAGAGACAATTGATTTTGGGGACCAGCATGTTTGGGAAAATGTATTCCACAAGGGCAACTTCGTAGGGACATTCCAGTTCACGCAAAAGGGTGTTCAACAGTTTTGCACAGCGGCTCGTCCAAGTTCGATCGAAGAACTATCAAATATTACTGCGATCTATCGCCCAGGTCCTTTGGCGGCAAAAGTTCATGATCAGTATTTAATGTGGAAAGAAGACCCAGACACGGTTGAGTACATCCATCCACTAGAGCAAGAAATTCTTAAGGACACCGGCTTCTTGATCTTCCAAGAGCAGTTGGCAATGCTCGCCCACAAGCTCGGGAAAGACATTTCACTTGACGAAGGCAACCTTCTACGAAAAGTGCTGACCAAGCGAGGCACCGGAAAAGGTGGTAAAGCGGAAGAGATCAAGAAGAAGTTTGTCGCCGGCTGCCTAGAAAAAGGCATCACGGAACGCCAAGCTGACGATATGTGGCGGAAGTTCATTTACTTCAATGCTTATGCTTTTAATGCCTCGCACAGTTGTAGTTATGCGATTATCTCCTATCAGTGTGCCTGGCTTTCAACTTACTATGAGGCTGAGTGGGCTGCGGCGTTCCTCGATAAAGAACCTGAAAAGCGTAAGGCTGCTGCCATTAACATTGCGAAGAAGCTTGGCTTTTCTATTGCTCCTCCGAGTATTAATAACTCCGGCCGAGTATGGGAGATCAGCAAGGACGGCAAGACGCTGATCCAGCCGCTCGGGGGCATCAAGGGTCTCGGCGACGCTGCCATTGACCAGATTATTGCTCATCGTCCCTTCGAGACGGTCGAGGACTTTCTCTTTCATAAGGAGATCGTCTACTCTAAATTGAACAAGAAAGCTGTGGATGTCCTCGTAAGATCCCAAGCTCTGAATGATTTAATGGACCTTCGATTCACAGGCCTTAACCACTACTGGTCAGCCGTAGCAGTTGATCGACCAAAGTCCAAAAAGAAGCTCTTGGAGAACATCGAGACTTATGCCGCCGAGGGAGACTTCTCCAACGAAGAGAAGATTGAACACTTCGCTTCTTTAACGGGCATCTTCCCTGTAGATGCGGTTATGTCCGAAGAGTTGCAAGAAAAGCTATACACTCACGCCTGTCCTCCAATCTCAGAGTTCGACCCTGAACTCAAGGTCTGTTGGTTTATTCCTCGGGAAGTAATCAAAAGAAAGACAAAGAATGGAAAAGAGTATTGGATCTTAAAGGTTATTGATATTAACGGCGCCGATGAGGATATTAAGTGTTGGGGAGTTAGAGAATCAGATCGACTTCACTTGAACAAGGTTTACATGGGCAAGTTAAAGCATGAAGAGAAATGGGGCTTCAGTACATTCGGAGTGTCCAAAAATTTGAAGAGATTGACTTAAAAGCAACTACTTATAGAGTTGGCCGCACCACTCCGAGGACAAAATATAATGAAGATTACAAAAGAAGATATAACCCGCTTGGTTAGGGAACAACTCACCCACGGGGATGTTCTCTTGGAATCGCCTCTCAATCTCGACGAAGGCGTCAACGACCCAGGGATTTTTAAAGCAGTGTTCTTGGCCGGCGGTCCTGGCTCGGGGAAGAGTTTTGTCACAGACATTCTATTTGGCTTAAGATCGGAAGACGGAAACAAGGTTTTCGACAAAGCTTCCTTTTCCCCAACGGGCCTAAAGGTGGTAAACTCAGATACTTTGTTTGAGATCGGCTTGGAGAAGGCCGGCATAGAAAAGGGCGACCTTGCCCGTATAGCAAAGGAAGATCCTGAGTTGTGGGACAAGATCCAGAGCCCCGCCGACCCAGAGTCAATCAGAAACGTCGCTAAAAATTTATCAAACAAAAGGTTTAATATGTTCCTCGACGGCAGGCTCGGGGTTATCATTGACGGAACCGGCGGTAAATATAAAAAGCTTGCTGGGAACAAAGAGATGCTCGAAGGCCTTGGCTACGACACGATGATGGTGTTCATCGATGTTGACCTCGACGTCGCCCAAGAGCGTAACGCTAAACGAGAGCGAAAACTTGGTGCGGACTTGGTGGACGACCTTTGGCACAAGGTCCAAGAGAATAAGCAGAGGTACGCCTCTCTCTTTGGGGAAAACTTTGTCTATATCGACAATAATGAGTACAAGCCAGTAGCCGATGATATTATGAAGGCGTCTGCTAAGTTTGTTAACGCCCCTGTCCGGAATCCTGTGGCACAAGAATGGATTGATTCCCAAACAAATACTTGACAGAATCCTAAACCCCCTGTAATATACTAATAGATGGATGGGAGATGTTGTGTCTAAAAGACAACGATGGGCGGAGCTACAGCCCGGAGACCTAATCAAGTACAAGGTCATGAGAGACCTATCCCAGGTAAATCCATACCTACGAGACGGCGAAAAAACAGCAGTATACGAATGTATGGGCATGGTACTTGACAAGCATCCTCGCCTTCGCAAGGGTCAACCCTTATCAGCAACAGTAATCAACAACTCGGGAAATAAAGAAAGAATATTTCTCGATCAATTTATCAAGAAAATGGAGAAGAATGATTGACGGACAAACCTTGGTGGAGAACGAGGGTAACTGCTACAATTGCGGTTGCAATTTGAGGAAGGCATGCCCCGGTTGTAAAGATCAGCCTTCGGGTGTCAAAGTGAAAGTAGGGACTTGTACTCCTGAAGGTGGAGACGAATTGAATAAAGTCCGTGTTCATCGACTAAGAGAAAATGCCATCATGCCGGAGCGAGCCCATCCAACGGACGCCGGCGCAGATCTACGCTTTGCCCCAGAGGATTCAAGCTCGTTAGCATCCTTGAACATTGCCCCTTCGGAGCGAGCCCTTATTCCAACGGGCTTACGCATCGAGGTTCCCACCGGTCACATGCTTGAGATCAAAAACAAGTCAGGGCTGAGTCTGAAGAGTGGCCTTCATGTTGGGGGCGGCGTGGTTGACCAGGGCTATACCGGGGAAGTGAAGGTAATCCTCCACAACGTGGGCCACAACTGTGTCCGCATCCGCCCCGGCCAAAAAATTGCTCAAGCGGTTTTCGTTCAGATTACGACTGATTTAGAGTTTGAAGAGCAAGAAGAGATCTACGATAGCGAATCATCTTCTGCCCGCCAATCAGGCGGCTTCGGCTCGACAGGAGTGTAGGGGGTATGGACACCAGCTTTGACATCCTCTTCTATTCTATCTCAGGGCTCTTGATTTCGGGCGCACTAGCTCTTTTCATCGCCCACTCCTTTTTCGGGAAGGACTAAAAAGAATGAACAACAAGAAACATAAGAAGCAACTCAAAAGAAACAAGAAAAAGAAAGACAAACCCAGCCAAAAAAATCCCATCGAAAAAAAAATACAGAAGGACTTAGGGGAGCAGGTTGGATTGTTCAATAAACTTCCAACAACCTGTTCAGCTTGCTCCACAGATTTCCCAAAGACCAGGGAGGCTCACATGTCTTGGCGAGTTGTAGTGAAGGCAGAGGAGCAGAAGGTAACTTTGTTTTGCCCCACTTGCACTACTAAAACACAAGAATTAATCAACACCATCAACCCGGAAAGGGAACAAAGTGAGTAATAGAAACGACCTTGATGCTCCACTAGCGATAGCTTACGATGACGTACTGCTTCAACCACAGTATAGCGAGATTACCAGTCGAAGACAGGTTGATGTATCTTCTGATTTGGATTCTAACCTTCGTCTCAACACTCCGATCATTGCGTCTCCCATGGATACGGTAAGCGGCGTAGACATGGCCGTGGAGATGGCAACTCTTGGCGGATGTGCGATCGTCCACCGATATAACTCCATTGAGATGCAGGCTGCGATTATCAAGCAGGCATACGAGAAGCTACTTTCAAACTGTATATTCTTGCCAAACATCGGCGCAGCAGTCGGGGTATCTGGAGGTTTTATGGAGCGAGCAGAGGCAGCAGTACGAGCAGGTGCAACGATCATCTGTGTTGATGTTGCTCACGGCCACCATATTATGATGCGGGATGCCCTTCTCAAGCTTCGACGAAAATATCCGATCGGTGAGGTTCACCTCATGGCGGGCAACGTGGCTACCCTCGAAGGCGTCAACGACTTATCCGATTGGGGAGCGGACAGTGTTCGCTGTAATATTGGGTCAGGTTCAATTTGTTCAACTAGAGTCCAGACGGGCCACGGCGTGCCAGGCCTCCAAACAATTATTGATTGTGCCCGCACCGACAGGGACGTAAAGATCATTGCTGACGGCGGGATTAAAAACAGCGGCGATATAGTTAAAGCCCTCGCCGCCGGAGCAGATTTTGTTATGTGCGGCTCTCTTCTTGCCGGGACGACCGAAGCTCCCGGTGCAGTCCGCCGCCTTCCTGACGGCACAAGAGTTAAGGAGTACCGAGGAATGGCGTCAAAAGACGCTCAAGTAGATTGGCGAGGCAGCAACTCCTCTCCGGAAGGCGTAGCGACTTTTATCCCCTGTAAGGGCTCGGTTACTGATGTTGTCAACACTTTGGTTGGCGGTTTAAAGAGCGGGTGTAGTTATAGTAACGCCCGCACTTTAGCTGAGTTACGATGCAACGCTCGATGGATTCAACAGACTTCTGCCGGTCACACTGAAAGCCGCCCTCACATTGTCAATACTCCGGGGACGACAAAAAAGAATAACATGGGGTTTTAAGATGAAGAACGACAACAACGGTCGCCGCTGTTATAAACTAGCGGAGTTAAACTGTCTTGCTTGCGACACTAAAGAATGTAGGCATTGGGTAGACTTCCCAGAGGATTCCAACTGTTCTATCGTCTGTGCCAATAAACACGATGATGGTTTAACTCTTGAGGAAGTATCGAAACGCCTAGGGGTCAGTCATGTAAGGGTGTATCAGGTCGAACAGCAGTTGAGAAAAAAGCTAATGAAACACTTCACGAACGAGGCCTTTGATGATTTTTGAGTTTAGTGGGCTTTTAACAAAAAGACTACCTATTTATAAATGTTGATAATCAACGCTTTACTTTACTTGGTTTAGAACATATAAGGAGAAATACAACAATGTCTAGCAAACGACTTCTAGGGGAAAAGCAGATCCGCCGTTGGGGCAAGCTTGCTGCTATCGCACCTCTAACTGAAAACTTCTTGAGCGAAATGCCCGAGGACGAATTGGACATGGAAATGGCCGATGAATTACCCGCCGAGGAACCAGCCCTAGATGCTGACGCTGCCTTGGAAGTGCCCGCTGAAGAACCTTCCCCCGAGCTAGAAGCTCGTGTTGAAGATATTGTTGCTGCTGTCGTAGACGCTTTGTCTGCTGAAACAGGCGTAGCGATTGACGTAGAAGGTGGTGCCGAAGAGTCACCAGCCCTCGACGACCTCGCCGGCCTAGATGCTGAAGAGCCCGCCCTCGACGCTGAATTGCCAGCCGAGGAAGAGCTTGAGCTTCCACCAGCCAACCGCACGGAAGAAGACGAAGACGCCGCTGCTAAAACAGCAACCCCGGTCACCACCGAAGCTGCTGACGCTGATGAAACTGCTGCCGACACCGACACTGAAGAGTTGGAAGAGGTCGAGGTCGTCAACGACACCGAACTAGTCGAAGCGGTCCTCGCTCGTGTTGTGGAGCGTTTGCTTCGTAAAGAAGCCAAGTAGGAAGTAAAGTAAAACTTGTCTCAAGGGAGGGCCACCGGGCTCTCCTTTGTTGCTTTTAGGATACAACTTTCTAATTACTACATGAAACTGCTAAGGATATTATTGGATTGGTTATTCGGAATGACAGACACTAACAATAAATCAGCTCCGCAGGACCCGCTCGAAATTACTCCTCCGACACCTACACGAGCTAGTAACTATCTATGGATCATTGACAACGGACATGCGAGTTCGACTCCGGGGAAGAGGTCTCCATTCTTTTCAGACGGAACGCAATTGCTTGAATATCACTTCAATCGGGAAGTAGCTCAGAAGCTTTGTGCCGACCTTCATGCCGAGGGTATAGACTATCACCTCTTGGTCCCTGAAGATCACCAAGATATCTCCCTAGGCGAGCGGTGTCGCAGGGCAAACAACCTCCCCTCCACCAAGAAGAAGATATTAGTATCCATCCACGGCAATGCTGCTGGCGACGGGGTTAGTTGGTCTCCCGCTCACGGCCTGGAGACTTTTCACCATGCCGGCTCCACTTCGGGACACAAGATAGCGGTAATATTCCAGCAACATATTAAAGGGGAAACTTCACTAAAATCTCGGGGAATAAAAACAGCAAACTTTTATATCTTAAAATACACCTCGATGCCTGCTATCCTAACTGAGAACGGATTCTTCACTAACAAGAAAGAATGTGAGTATATGCGATCCGAAGCAGGAACAACAAACATTGCCAGGGGCCACTTAAAGGCAATTAAAGAAGTGGAACAGTTAAAACTCATTTAGAAATACAGTAACCTATATAGCATAGGACATTGGAGGACAAGCACATGTCAAACATTTTAAAAATTACAAAAGGTCGCCTCGCTCAACTCATTAAGGAAGAACAGGCACGGTTGGAAGAAGAAGGCCTCGCCGTCGAGTGCGGTGAGATGATTGCGGTTGCCGACGAACCAGAAACTGCGGCAAGTATAAAAATAAAGATAGGTGATCAAGAAGTTGACATCGAACACGAAAGTCTGATACAATTGGTCACTAAGGAGATCAAAGATGCCTTACAAGGTAACTAAAGAACAAGCTCAAGCGATGGCTCATAAGCCTGATATCTCAGGTGAATACAAAGAGAAAATCGCAGAACTAACTCGCCGCCTCGGAGCAAATGGATTCAACTATGAGCGTGATTGGGACACCATGGCGTTCACAGCACAGCAGGCATTCATTGAGGGTCTTTTTCTTGATGGGCTGGCAGCTACGAGCGTGGGTGATTATGTAGAGTCAGCCGCTCAGTCATGCGGATGTCCTGACGTAGTTGAAGATCTTCATTGGCACAGTCCTGCTCTTATGGGGGAAATCGAGAAGGTCAATCAGCCGGCTGAAGCTCGTTATATTAGTGAGGGTTTGAGAGTACTGAATGAGCTTCTTGATAGACAAGTTGAACAGGTATTTACAGAAGGCCCTGCTAGCGAGAAGGTACAAAGAAGCGAGCAGGAGATAATAGATAATCTCGCTGCCACGGGGATTGTCGGCTCTATGTTGGTCGCCGATGCAAACAGTAACGGCCCTGATGCACAATTTATCATCGATGGGCAGCCATTTTGGCTAGAGATTAAAGAAAACACCAATGCTCAGATGGGCGACGGCAGTATTACTTATTACCCCGGCAACCCTGATGGTGAAAGGTTTGCCCCCGCCAAGCCAGAGAAGTTTGGGGATGATGGCTGGACCGTCACTCATGCCGCCCTGAGGGAGAAAGAGGAAGATATCCTAGCTTGGGTAACTGCATTGATCGACCCCGCTCGACCTGCTAGTTCCAAGTGGCGCAGCGATGATGGAGCCTTGATACCAGGGGCCAAAGCGATGGGAACGTTTCAGACTACTTATAGGGCTTATGCCGCTGCCCAACAGGCAGGACTCCAGAACAAGGCTAGCGCCGGCTTTGGGCGTCTCCCCCCAGTAGAGGCGCCGGCTTCTTATATTGATAAGATATATGCTTCGAAAAAACAACCTATTTATTATATACAGGTCGGCGGCAAGGGGCTTTACTATTTGGATGGCAATCCTGCAAACTTACCTGTCCCTCATTTTGCCGGCGTGATCGGTGTTGAGCTTCGCCCTCGACCATCGGGAAGGGCAAAAGTAAAAGACAAGGAAACAGGCGAAGTGTCTTATAAACATTGGGAATCGCCCGTGGATCCTGAAGATAAAGTTGTATACTATAGCGGCGCATACTCCGCCACCGCTCGGTTTAAATCACGAGATGTTGAACCAAGTCCGTACACTTTCGAGGAGGTCGAAGGACCTAGGGGTATCAAGGCGATGCTCGCAGCTATGAATCAACAGCCGCAAGAACCTGAGCGTCCACAAGCCGAGCCCGAAGAAGATAAGGATTTTTCGAGGCCTCTGTAGGGTACTCTACCTGCCCGATAAATAAAACTTTACAAGGTACAATATTATGCTGTATACTGTTTGTAGAGACAAAACAAAGGAAATCTATGATGAAATCTTTATTAACAATCAGCTTAGCCCTCTTTGCGACAACATCTCAAGCCGTTCAATTTGGCGCTGATTTTGTAAATAACGGGGGCGGATTCATCGGAGTCAACCCTATCCCTAATGTTTCATTAATGTACTTCTGGTAAAGGAAACCACATGAGTAACAACATCTTGTTCGGCGATGAAATTCGCCAAAAACTACTATCTGGCGCCAACAAGCTTGCCGATGCTGTCGCCTCAACACTTGGACCTGGCGGTCAAAACGTCATTCTCTATCAGCGAGGAAAGCCACCGGTAATCACTAAGGACGGCGTATCTGTTGCTCGTGTTGTCGAGTTGGCTGATGACTTTGAAAATGCGGGAGCAGATGTAATCCGCCAAGCGTCCCTTGCTACAAATGATTCAGCCGGCGACGGGACCACTACCTCTACCGTATTAGCTCGTGCGGTTCTGAACGAGTCACATAAGCATATTGCCGCTGGGTGTAATTCAGTAGAACTTAAGCGAGGTATGGACTCGGCAGTGGTAGGCGTCCTCGAAGCTCTCGACACACTATCCCAGCCAATTTCAAGTGAAGAGGATATTGCTCATATCGCCACTGTCTCTGCTAACGGCGACGCTGCCATCGGCACGCTCATTGCTTCGGCAGTCGCCGCAGCCGGAAAAGACGGCGCAGTCACTATCGAGGAAAGTCGGTCACTAGAGACAAGCCTAGATGTAATCGAGGGTTTTCAATTACCTGCGGGTTATGCCTCTCCTCAGTTTATTACGGATGAGCGCCGAGGTGCTGTAGTATATAAAAATGCCCTAGTCTTGGTAACTGATGAGTCTCTCGGCGATCTTAACGAGATGCTTCCTCTGTTAGAAGTAGCAGCTAGGGACGGCCGACCACTCGTCATCTTTGCCGAAAGCATTGAAGGGGAGCTGCTAGCAGCCTTGATTATGAACCGAATGCGGGGCGGCATGAAGGTCGCCGCAGTTAAGGCACCTCGTTACGGTGAAGAACGTCGGAACCTCCTATCGGACCTAGCTGTCACCGTAGGGGCAACCTTTATTAGTAAGGACCAGCCTATCCGGATCAAGGACATCAAGCTAGAACATCTTGGAGAAGTCAGCAGCATTGAGGTTCTAAAGAATCATACGACTCTTGCTGGCGGTTCGGGAACTCCTGAATCAATTGACGACCGAGTAGAATCGCTCCGTGCTGAGGTTGCAAGTACCGAAAACCTTCATGAAGCTGAGAGAACCCAGGAGCGAATCACTCGTTTAGCCTCTGGAGTATCAGTCATTCGTGTCGGAGGTGCGACTGAGATCGAAGTGACTGAAAAGACACACAGAATTGAGGATGCTCTAGAGGCAGTCCGCTCTGCTCAAGAGGAGGGGGTTGTCCCCGGCGGTGGCACTGCCTTGGTTACGACCACCCGTGGGCTCAAATTGGAGCTAGAAAACCGAGATCAGGTCATGGGAGCCCAGGTTGTAGTCAGTGCTTGTCGGGCACCTGTAAAGCAGATCCTAGCCAATGCAGGAATCTCTTCAGACCTTGTACTGGCAACTCTCGACGATCCAAGCTCGGAGCTAGAAGAAAACTTCGGTTTTAATGTAAAAACTGGGCGGTTCGAAGACCTTATTGAATCGGGCGTCTTAGACCCCGTGAAGGTCACTAAGTCTGCCCTACGCAACGCTGTTTCAGCAGCCGGAACCCTCCTTACGACCAACTGCGCCGTTTTGCGGGAAACCAAAGAATAACCCTCCTTCAGGGCTACTTACTAGAGAGATACCAAGGAGGGGACCTATCCCATGGACGACGATCAGATATTTAAATCTTTGTATGATAAGTTATCTATCATTGAGACGAGAGTACTTAGCTCCAAAGCACTCAACGGAGGGTTTGACAAACTAGCAGAGCAGGTTGACACGGCAGCCAACGATGTACGCTCAATCAAGAAGGCACTGTATGAGCCAGACTCGGGATTGTTTAGTCGAGTACGAGAGATGGAAGCAGAATCTCATCGCCGCCACGAATATATTGTTGAGACCCGGCCGTTACTTGAAGAACATAAAGAACTCCAGATGTGGAAACAGAACCTTGACAAGGACTTGGAAGGGTATGATGATCTTCAAGCCGAGGTCCGAGAGCTACGCACTTGGAAAAACGGCGCCTCGAAATTTATTTGGGCTCTAGTGTTGACTTCTGCTGCTGCCTGGGTTAAGATGTTTATGGACTTGCTAACGAATCATCATTAAAGAAATCGGGAAATAAAATGGCTAATAAAAAAAAGGCTAAAACCCGAAAGAAAACAAAGTATACTGTAAAGAGCCCGCTATTCATCGAGAACTCCTTTAAGACAGGATCTGGTGTACATAAGAATCGGGATAAAAACGTAAAGAAAGGATCTTCTCGGAAACCCAAACATAAAATTAAATGGAAAAAGGGTTGGGAAGAGTAAAGGTGGAAAATATGGATGCTCAAGTAACATTGCAAGTGAGGGTGGATGATGTCCCTCGGCATGTAGATGCTTTATTGGCGCTACAAGCTTCGAATCTGAGACGGCTGGCTAGGGAGGTATCTCATGCCCTCTACGACCCTGAAGGTCATTTTGACACGGACCACTCTCGAAGCCGAGACCCGTACCCAGAAGAGATCAGAGATGCGATTGCGGAAATCTCCGACATTAGGCTAGACTTAGCCGATGTGGACCATCAGCTACATCAGCTGTCTAATATCCTTTCTGGCGTTGTATCCCCTGAGGACACTTATAGAACTTCTGTTTCTAGCGAGGATAGCACCCCGGATACTGAACAGCTAGTTGACACGGTGAAGAAGATGAGAGAGCAGACAGAAAAGCTTTCAGGTTTTAATGACTTTATCCGCAAGATTAACAACGGGTCAATAGGGCCTTTGACAGACTCTGAAGAACTGGGTGGTGAAGGCGAGGGCTCTTGATCGAGGGCGGCTTAGTCTACATCCCATCAGAGGTAACTCTCGTAAAGAAGGAAGGTGCTGGTATCACTGCGTATCGACGACTTCAAGAACCGCTCACAACCGTGTGTGTTGGGTCCTGTCTTTCTACTTCCTGCCATCGTGTAGTTTTTGAAGGAGAGGTTTGGTTTGTGGAGAATAGTGATTGCTACCCACTAAATACTGTTAGGGAGGAAGAGAGATGAAAACCTTTGTTCTTTACACCCGACAGGCGTGTCCCTACTGCCATGCTGCGGCTCGGCTACTAGAGCAAACGGGCAACCAGTATTCACTTCGTCCTACGGATGACCACCCTCAACTTTTAACCGAAATGTCTTCTCGTTACAACTGGAAGACTGTGCCCTTGATCTTGGAAGTTCTAGATGGGGGTTCAACTCGTTTCATCGGAGGGTATGACGACTTACAAGAGTATTTGAGTTCAGGTAAACAGCTTTTAAAAGGATAAAGAATAAATGAATTTCGATCGAGTAATCGACCCACGCATCAAGGAAATCAAGTTACATGCTGTTCCCCGGATCGTCCGAGTGAACAAGTTTACGGAAGATTCAGCAGCAAAGTTTGCTGAGGATATGGACCTGGCCCGGAACTCTGGCCAACCAATCATCCCTATTGTTATTGACAGTTATGGTGGCCAAGTATATTCACTAATGTCGATGATCGCTGAAATTAAAAACACAGACCAGCCAATTGCGACAATTGTGGAAAGCAAAGCGATGTCATGCGGCGCTGTCCTCTTTACTTTCGGCACCAACGGGTATCGCTTTATTGCTCCCGATGCCACGGTCATGATCCATGACGTATCCTCTGGTGGCAAGGGCAAGGTAGAAGAGGTTAAGGCTGACGCCGCCGAGGCCGACCGGCTAGATCAGATGATCTTTACAATGATGTCTCAAAACTGCGGCAAACGCCCAGACTTCTTCAAGAAGGAAGTCCACAAGAGAGGCCACGCTGACTGGTTCTTGAGCGCTGATGAGTGTCTCAAGTTTAAGCTCGCAAACCACATTCGAATCCCAACTTTAAATCTTGAGATCAGTGTTGATGTTTCTCTGGATTAAACTCACCTGGCTTAACCTTCTGTTGAGCGGGGTAGTACAGCAGCCCACGGTAGCTTCACCGCTCTCGTTTCCTGCTGGCTGGTCCGCTCAGCAGAGGCAGATGGCCAGTTTGATTATCAGTGAGGCAAAAAAGAAACGCCTGTGTCCGCATACATTTGTGGCGTTAGCGTGGCACGAAAGTTCGCTCAACCCAAAGGCTTCATCCGGTACGAGAGACGTAGGACTATTCCAGATCAACTACTTTTGGCATCACAAACAGCTTGGATTCTCGAACTATAAAGATTTCAAGCGAGCCCTAAGTCAGCCGTTGGTAAATGCTCACTACTCTTTTGCGGTGATGGCAAAACTGTCTTGGTCTCGCTTTTGCCGCAAAAACAACATCTTCGCTTGTTACAACGGCGGCTATGGGTGGCGGCAGTCTAAAAATCGTGAAAAGATTGTTGCTTACAGGAAAGAAGTCGTCCGCAAACGAGCCTATTTAGTTAAAGCGTTCCCTTCCTGGGTACAAAAAAATTAGACGATGGGCGGCAATATGAACCAAGGCGAGACCACCTACATCATGCCATTAGACCTATATGATGAAGGTATTCGGGAGCTTGAAGAAGACATTGCCTATCTGAGGGACAGCCTCCAAGACACCCGAGAGGAGTACATGACCGACCGCCGGGTACTGACGGTGTGCCTTGGGATAGCTACTCTAGCAGCGCAACGGGAATACTTACTAGAGGAGATCAGCCGATGCCCTGTAGTAGAAGAGGACGGTTGCCTTGTGCTCACTCGCCAACAGGCCGAGACCTTCGCCGTTTTAAATGATGATGTAAATTTCTTTCGTGACACCCTTTCTAGGGTGGGCATTTCCATGGAGTATCACTGATATGTTAAGATTTTATGACTTTTTTATGACGGTTTTCGTCGCTTTGTTTTTCTATGACATCTTCCTGGGCACTTTTAACCTAGTAAGTATGGCGTATCCGATCTGCTTTGTTTATTATGCAACTCAGCGCCGTGAAGCGGCACAGTTTATAGCAGACAAAGATAGAGATGACTGGTAAAAATACCCTGCTGTGAACACCCACAACAAACATTTTAACCAAAAAGAAGGGGGGTGGATCCCGTTCAGTTAAGGCAGGGAGGACAGGAGCGTTTATCGCTCTTGTTCTTTGTGTACCCCCCTGGGAGGCTAAATAATGAGAAAAGATCTTTTTGAAACAGTTTCCAGTGCAGCTTTTGGCGCCATCCTTGGCGGAGCGTTCCTGGCAGCGATAGCTGGAATACTCATTGTCGAGGCCGTCGCCGACGCAAGGGCGGGACGGTGAGGCATCAAGTCACCGACAATAGTGCCTGGGTAGGCCTCGGTGGTGAAGAGATAAAAGACATACGGGAACTCCTCGATCAGCTAACCCCTCTCCGAGAAGACTGTTCCTTACATGTTGGCGTAGACAGTAAGAATTATTCAGACTACAGTTTGATGGTATCTACCATCTGCCTTCGACAGGAGGGCTCCGGAGTTATCGTCGTGTATAATAGAAAACGGCAACAGGCATATAAGACAATTAGAGAAAGACTGTACGCCGAGTGTTACCTGTCACTAGAACTAGCCCAGGCTGTGGAGAGTGAAACAGGTATCTTTCCCACTGTACATGTAGACATCAATCCAAAGGAGGGTACCGTAAGTAACCGCTCCTATGAAGAACTCACAGGGATGCTTAAAGGCTGTGGGTGTAACGTGGTTACCAAGCCTAATGCTTGGGCAGCAGACATTGCCGATATGTTCACTCGGTAAGTAAAATAAAACTTCCTATTCTGGCAGAACCGTGGTATACTAGACGAAGGAAGAGAGGTGAGATTGAACGAACGGTACATTATCTTTGAGTGTGTGAAGAGGGGGCTCTCCAGGGAGGAGACGAACCGCCACTTATCCAACCATGACTTTGAACAGATTAACGATTTAGATTTTCTTGTATGGAAAGATTATCTCGTCCCTGTGTCACTAGGGAATCTACATATCGAAACTGCCGTGATTGATCACGGCGCTACCCTTTCTGATGTCGGAAGATATCTTAAAAAAGAATTTGACAACCGAGGAGGTATCTCATGATGACCGAGAAAGAAGATAAGAAATCCCGTAGAGAATTTAGAAAATGGGCAAGGGAGAACAACCTTCGCCTGAAGAGGGGCACTGATTGCCTGCCTATTGTTACCGCCCGGGGGACCTATAAAGGCCAGGACACTCTATGTGAGGGCTGGGGCGACGAATGGGTTGGTGTGTATGTCGAGAGAGAAACCCAGAAGAAGTTCACATTCTTGGTAAAAAAGTTGGTTAAGCTAGGCTGTGAGCCGATCGCCGTCGGCGACCAAGATGGCCTGTTCAGGGTGAAGCAATGGAATGCTCTTCCCATTGCCCGACTGTTGAAGATGGTTAAAATGACCAGGACTTATAAGAATCCCACCTGGCTCCATCAAAAATAAAACTTGACAGATATAGGATCATGGCTTAATATAACAATGTAGAAGAGAGCCATCTAAAACGGAGGAACCATGGACGACTTCTTGCTTCAGTTAATCGCCGAGCAAATCTCAAAATCTTCGGAATCTTTTGCGCCACCTAAGTTGGGTCTTGCTGACCAGCGGGAGTTGTGGCGGGACACATGCGAAATCCTAGAGGGGATGGGGTCAGCGGTCACGCCGGTTCAATTTCTAGCCTACTTAGACGATAATAAGATTGAGGACCCGACTCGACGACAGCAACTGCTCATGACTGCTATCACTGTGGAAAGTAGTCTAGAACGGTTAACTTCTGCTGAGACGGAAACCACAGTTCATTAATTTCTCACTGATAAACAAACAAAGGACAGAACATGATTTATAGTAATTCTGCATCGCATTGGGTCAATAAGACCGTTAAGTGGAACCACCTTGAGGAGCGGCTCAGCCCTCGTGGGGTCAAGAATTTTGAGAGAGTTCAACTAACCGGAAAGGCGTTGCACGCCCTCGACGACTATACTTTATTGATTGTTGAAGACGGAACAGGCAAACAACATAAGGTCGAGATCTATGAACTTTTTTAATAATAATGACAACGACGACGACGCACTTTCAGGCGCACCGTACCCGGACCCCGATCTAGTATTTCAGGCACTCCTTGCTCCGAAAACACTAGATGAGAATACTCTTCGGTGGGTGATGCAGTCACTTATCGCTGCCGTAGGGTTCTGGCATTCTAAGGTCGTCTTACATCGCATTTTAAACCCAATCTTCCTCGTTCTCGGCTTCGGCCTGGGCATGTGGCTTGGTTAAAAGTTAAATTCATCCTAAAGAAAGGAAACTAAGAAAATGAGTAACAATTTTAAAGAAACAGTTAGTGAGTTGATCGAGCGATTGTCGAACTTGGACAACGAGCTTGAGACCTTGAGAGAGGACCGCAAGGAACTATTCAAAGAATTCAAGGAACGACTGGACACTGGGGCGTTCAAAGCAGCACTTCAGATCTATAAGATCCGCAACAAGACGAATGATCAACACACTTTGGAAGAAGTGTTGAATATTTTGGATACTGCTGTATAGTTATTTACGCACCTGTTACACCTGAGGAAGCCAAGATGCCGTTGGGGTAAAGTCTAAAATACTCCAGATTGTATTCTACACCGGTCTCGACGGCTGGCATCACAGACTTATAAGCTGGTGGACAGGCAGCCCAATGACTCACGCTGAGATCCTACTTCCCTCGGGAAAAGTAATTGGAATCACCCCCAACAAGGTCGCCGCAGTAAGGGAACTTAAAGGCAGGCACTACCCAAACACCGATTGGGAAATAGTCTCCCTGGAGATTACAGATGAGGAGGCAGGGAAGATTGAAGAGTTCTACCTGAAGACAGAGGGAGACACTTACGACTGGATAGGAATGATTCTTACCCACACTACTCCTTTTGAAGTTCGCCGTGCAAATCGGTGGTACTGCTCCTCTTGGATAGCTAATGCACTTCGACATGCCGGAATTATTGAATGCCTGCACGACAAAAAAAATATGTCACCAGGGTTTCTTTACGAGATCCTTAAAGATTTGGAGAAAGACAGATGAGCAAACTTGATTACTTTTACGATGCAGAGGTGCTGCACATTGTTGATGCGGATACAATTGATTTCCGAGTAGACTTAGGGCTAAACGTGTTCGCCAACATTCGAACCCGTCTTCATCGAATCGACGCCTGGGAAGTCCGGGGCGACGAAAGAGAAAAGGGCCTCGAAGCCACCACCCGTGTAAGGGAACTTATCCCAGAGGGCACTCATTTAACGATCAATACCATCCGTGACAAGAAGGGAAAGTACGGACGATATCTAGTCGAAGTGTTCACTCCCGAGAATAAGAATATTAATAACATCCTGTTGAACGAAGGCCACGCCGTAGAATACGGGACTAAGAATAAAACCCAAGAGAAGAAAAAGGAGGAGAAATGATGTGTATCCATCGCTCGAATACAGCCGCCGCCTACGATGATGTCGTGCCGTCTTATATGAAAGACGAACTCGGCATGCCACAACGATTTGAAGATCTAAAAAACCAACAGCAGCAGTTCTTGTTGGATTTTTACGATGCCGTAAGGGGGATCGTAACCCATAAAGATACGGATGAAGAGATTCTTAACGAGCTTCTTGAATCCGAGCGAGACCTAGAGGTCGCCCTGCATTCTATTCAATCTACGATCTACATGGTGAAAAATAGAGTGAAGTAAAACTTGACTTTTACTCTTTCCCTGGTGTTCTTTAATTAAGGAAAGAGATAACAAGGAGAGGGAGGATAGTATTATGGCTATCATTGGAATTGACTGCGACGGTGTGTTGCGTAACTTTGGGAAAGCGTTTTTAAAAGTAATGAGGGGGCAATACCCGCAAAACTTTGATGAGACTCAACCCCTAGATTGGGAGTTGTCCTGTGTCACCGGGATGGATCCGCAAGAGATCTCGGATTTATACAACCGCAAGCACGCCCGAGAAGTATATGTTGATGCGTTGCCGCTGAGAAACTCAGTCGAAGCGTATCAAAAAATTAAAGCATGGGCGGAAGAAAAGGGCCATGAACTTGTCTGCGTAACGAGCCAGAAGGAATGGAATCGTTGCCTGACTATGGAATGGCTAGCCAAGTACGGCTTTAATTTCCGTAAGCTTATCTTTGCGACAGAGAAGTGTAGAGAGAATTTAGATTTTCTCGTAGACGACTCACCAGAGTTTGCCAAGACCTGGGTTGACTACCGTGGTGAAGAGGGTCTGATTATCTTTGACGCTCATTATAACCAGGACGCCAAGGGCGAGTTTCGAATTACTAATCTTTTAGAATTAATGGATCTCGACCTCTCTTAGGTTGAGACAGAAAAGGAGAAAAAACAATGAATGAACGATATCGGAAAATGGTAAAGCGTAAGCGTGAGACAATGGTCCGCTATAAAAGCGTCGAGGAGGTTCCCCGCCTTGTACTCCCAGCGATGTCTTTCGACGAGGCAACTTATCTACGGAAAGAAAGCGAACTGCCTCCAATAAGCAAACTTAAAGCCCCACCAGAAGGTTTTTTTAGAGGTAAGGATGAAACTAACAACTAGGCTCATATTTATAGTATGATCAACAGGTTTAAGAGAGCGATTAACCATCGGGTTCAGTTTTGGACCTTCTCTAATCTCAAGAGCGTCATCCTGAAACACGGGAAGGCGCTCTTGATCATATTTATAGTGTGGGAGATCATCGAGGACATCCTTTTCCCTGTTATGGCATATTTGCTTGGAAAGTATGTTGATCCATCTTTCTACGCTGTGATGCCGGTAGCTTGGCTTTTCTGCCTACATCCTGTTGCTGTTCCGATTATCTGGGCAGTCTATTGTAAGGTGTCAGGGAAAAAGAACTGCTCGGAGGAGGTTAAAAAACTTGCCGACGACGCATGCAGTTCATGTGTAAGTGACAATCAACCTCAGTAACGTACCTTTTTGTCTGTGATATCCTCTAGGAGATCGTCGAGGTCGTCTTCGCTTAAGCTTTTAGCGTTATCTATCAGGTCATAGATGGATATCTCGTGTTCGGTGTCAGCGTCCTCTTTAACTTCCTGTCTCGCTACGACAGCATCGGGGTTGTGAGCTAGCCCCTTCCAGATCTTCCAGACCATTTGATGGCTTATCCGATGAATGCCGTGATACTTCTTCTTATATTCTTTAGATATCGCCCGACACCCCTTGCCCGTACCTTTTTGGGATAGGACCCACTCAACCTGTTTCCGACTCATCTTGTTGCGGGACTTCTTCGCTCGCTGCCGATCAGCCCGATCCATGGAGCGACTCTTCGGTTTTTGAGGATCCTGCTTCTTCGGCCTTCCAACCGGCTTTTTCTTTTTAGATCTGTTGCCACCGTGCGAAGTCATTTTATTACCTTTCGATATAATAAATAGACAGTAAATAAATCTATGATTATTCTGCTAAAACTTTTAGATTAGTCTATCTATTCCCTGTAAATTAGATATAGAAAGTATCAGACATGTTCTTCAAAAGAAAAAAAGTAATTGATCCTCTTCTCGTGGCGGCTTCCAAGAAGGG